AGCGTCATAACCACATTAGCGTTATCGTGTGCTGCTGGAGTGGACATCATGGCAATATGAGCCTCAATGTGTGCTTGATGATTTTGATCTGGGAACGCTTGAAGCTTTTTATTACCCAAAGCCATTTGATTTTCTTTGGCTGGATTCATCGGCTCCGGCTGTGGTGGTCTTGGTAGAATTTGGTCAATGTTTGTAACGCCAAGAGCCTCATACATCTGGCGATAAGCCTGATACATGCCTTGTGGACCGCCATGTATCTCTGGATTGGACTGCACAAGCTGCAATTGCGTCTGTGCTAGTGCAATTCTTTGTGACATAGAGAAGATATTAGGGTCTGATACAGGTAAAACGTCTATTCTTTGATCAAAATCCTGCGCTTTTATCTCTTGAGGCGCACCCGGAACCGCATATGGGTACACAGGGGGCATAAATCGTGCAAAAACATTGGATAAAAGCTTAAATTCTTGTTTTTGTGAGTAATGTAGACGTTTATGGATGGCACTCATGACCTTTGTGCCGCGTTCCATGATAGCCATGGTAGTTCCAACAGGTGTTTCACCACCCATTTCACTAATCTTCATGTCAGCCATGGACGCAAAACGCCGTCCAGAGTCAACAAGAGTACCCATAAGCTGATAAAGCGTACTTGAAGGCTCTTTAAACGGCAGTGTCATGATTGATTGGCGAATATCCATGCCAGCAGCGTCAATATCCCTGAACTCGCCGGGTGACAGTGGCTCATCCTCATCACGAATACGAGCGCCACGAGCCTTAAATCCAGCCGGAAGGTTGGCAAGAGTGCCAGCGTCTATTAATTGACGCAGGATGCTTGTAGATGCTTGCGAAAGACCTCCAATCATGTGTGTAAGGCCAAATCCATAGAAGCCAAGTCCGGGCAGGAATTTGTAATGCACAAAATACTGCTGTCGCTTCATAAGCATGTCTGTCGGATCGTAATTTCTACGAATAGACAGAACATCTCCTGATGACTCCAGAATTGTGACGATATAAGGCAGTTTTAGTCCACTTGGCTCTCCATCCGCCCTTATATCTTCAAAACCCTCAAGATCTAGCGAGGTGTGAACCTCATAGATCGTCATTTCTTCGGATACGCCGGATAATTGTACGCCTTGTGCTTCGTCAATTGCTTCTTGGACTTCGGAATACTGCGTATCGCCCCCTCCTCCGGGCAAATCGACATCACGATAGAAACCACCAAGCTGCATCTTGCGGATTTCGTTGCTATCCATGCGGATAATGTGCGTGATGCGAGGCGAAGTAAGTAAGTCAGTTGCGCCATACGGAACTAACAAGTCCTCCGCATGCACAAACTTACTTACGGGCCTTTGCAGCAATGGATCGTTGTAAACCTTTTTAAAAGTAGATCCAACGATAGGTAGATAAAAGAGCATTTGATCTGTTTCGGGATCATACTCCTCCATCTCATAAGTGAGCATGTAATTCATATAGTTCTTTACACGCTGCGCCTGTGCAGAAACTTCAGGTGTTTCAGCGCCCACAACCTGTGTCCTGACAGGGCCACCTGACGGTAGCATTTCTCTGTACGCTTGAGCCTGAAACTGCGTTACAGACTCTGAAAGCAACGGATGAACCACACCTGTAGCGCCCTCAAACGGCTGTGTGCGGTCATCATACTCCATGCCCAACAAATCAATGCCGCGCTTGTATGTATCTTCCCAATCTTTGCGTGAGGACATGTCCTCTTCAATATCGCCAACAAGATCTGACGATATACGCATCAGATCATTGTTCTCAATAAATTCAGCTAGGTTAGCTTCAAAAGGAATGTCTATAGGCGCAACTTCTTCTGTAATCTCACCAACAATTACAGATCCGTCACCCATCTCCATAACGTTAGGGTCTTCGGGCATGGTGATGAAATCTACTTCTGCCTCTTCCTGAACCAAAGAGGGTATGTTTAACCCTCCAGATCCTATTCCTCTTTCAACTGCCATTTTAAACTCCTAGTGAGGCTGACCCCAGCGCGGAAAGTGTGGGAACTCCGCAAAGCGCCGCAGAAGGGCAAGAAGCAACGCTTTTTAGCCAAAGGCCAGCCTCTTTTTCCTTATACAGCATCTTTTTCCTATCTGACACCACGAAACTGTGTGCCACGCATGGCTGATTTGCCACCACGACAAACTTCACCGCCACCTTCCATGCGAATTGGCTTCATTGGATCGCCACCAGCTTCGTTCTTGTTGCCGGGTGAACGCTTCAAACGGCGTCCCTTGGCGTTCTTTGAGTCCTTTGGCAAAGGCTTTGGAGGGGTAACTTTACCACCGTCTTCCATAAAGCCTATCTTGTTTCTGACTTCAGTGGGAAGCATAGACAAACCTTTGCCTTCTTTACCTGCGGGAACCTCTTTCAAACTTTTTGCCGCTCCGCCATCTTTCATGCCTTGAGCAGCTTTGACTCTTTTAATCGCTGCATTAAGAGATTTGTCTTTCTGCATCACTTCACTCCTTTAAACATGCCACCACGGCCTGATAAAACTGCACCACCATATTTGTATCTCTTACCCCTTAGTGGCGCACCGGGGGCTGTTCCTAATCCTAAATCAAATTCATACTCAAGTATGTCGATAATCTTGTCCTCATCATGACCAAGACGCTCAAGCTGACGCTTGCGTAACTCACGAGCTTTAGCTGTAAGCTTCTTGCTGGACATCAGTAATACTCCCTGCTGCGCCTATAATTGGAATAATCTTCGTCCTCGTAATCACTACGAGTCCCAATAAAGCCGCCTTGTCTAAAACGTAGTATAGCCTGTGTCATGCTATCAGCCAAGTCGTCATGTTCACCGTTAGGAAACGCCGCACACTCCTCAACAACCTCATCTGCCCATCTAGTCTCTGGACACCATACCATGCCACTCTCAAATACAGGCGCACAAGCGTTCATACGAGAAAACTTATCTGCACCCCTGCCCGGAGTAAAACCACTCACAGGTATTCCAGCCTTACGCAAATCTTGAGTCAAAGGCGTACCAGACGCCTTTTGCTCAATTAAAACCATGTCAGGTTCATATTCTTCATACAAGCGCATTGCTTGGTCTTTAAGCTCTGGAAACTCCCATCGACCTTTTTCAGCGTCCAACAATATGATCGCTGCCTCATCACCCTCGTCAGGATAAAACACACCCCAAGTAGTAATAGCCGAATAGTCGGCCCTTTCTGACTTAGTGAACGCCGTATCATACGATTGGATGATGTAGTCGCACGGAGGAGGAGCATCACGTTCCCAAACATTCCACCACTCCCTTTTGATAATTGCTCCTTCTTCCGCCGTAGGGTTCTGAAGATATTGAGCATTCCACTTGGCAACAGGAATAGACGCCCTAACGCCTTCTAGTTCGTCCCTGCTCCAAAATTCGGGCCACAACACGTTGTCGGTATCGGGGAATATCGCCGGAAATTCCACAACTTCCCACTGATCCGCCCCTCCCTCTGCTTGCTTCTGCAAAACCTTCGCCGTCAAATCGCGGATGCTCCACCGTGTCATCACAATGATTATCGACCCGCCCGGTTGTAGTCGCTGTCTCGGTCCTGAAGTGTACCATTCGTAAATGTTATCCAACGCGGTTGGTGACAACGCATCCTGCTCCGAAACAGGATCGTCAATAATACACAAGTTCGCACCACGACCAGCCAGCGCACCGCCCACACCAACAGCGTAATACTCACCACCCTCATTCGTTGACCAACGACCACTTGCCTTCGCATCCCTAGCCAACTCCATATCAGGAAAAACATCACGATATATCTCGCTGTCCAGCAAGTTCTTGACCTTACGACCAAAACCTACCGCCAACTCCGCCGTATGCGTTGCCTGAATGATTTTTGTGCTTGGATTCCTGCCCATAACCCAAGCAGGAAACAAATAAGAAGCAAACTCTGACTTCGTATGTCTTGGAGGCATGTTGACAATAAGACGCTTCAACTTGCCTTTTGCAACACGCTCTAACTTTTCAGCAAATATCTTGTGATGAGAGCCAGTGATAAAACTGGGCCAGACATAATTAACAAAATCCAAGAAATTGTTTTGAAACTCATCCCGCTCATGTAATTCTTTATACTTGTCTAAATGCTTGCCTAAAGCATCCAACTCCGCATCAGTAAGGAACTCTGTGGGTATGTTAAATTCGTTCATCTGGCTACGCTGCCGTCAGCGCCTCCAAGAAACGACCAGCCGCATCATCCAATACAGCACCGCCATTAGCCATTTGAGCTACAGGCTGTCGGGCTTGCAAAAGATCCAAGAGACTTTGCGGCAGTATCGACTCAATAGGAGTAGGGGCAATAACAGGAACACTCACGGGTACGTCAGTGCGTGTACTTGGAACAATAACATCGGTGGGGTCGGGGGGAGTCACAGGCGGAGTGGGGTCAACAACTACAGGCGGTGTTACTGTCAAAGGTGTCTCAGCTTCAGGAATAGGTAAAATCGGAAGTACGTTCTCTTCACGCTCCGGCTTCGGCCCAGCCATTGGGTTAAAGCCTTCGTTTCCTGAATAAACAGTGCCGCCAAAGAACCCATCGTGAAGAACGCCTTGAATGTTGCCGTCATCATCAAGTATCGGAGTGCCACCCTCATTAATCTTGTTAATGATGTTGTTAATATTGGCACCGCCCATGGCTTTGCCCAGAATACCTGCCATTGTCGGGAACGTATCTGATTGAATCGGCGTAGCACGTTCCATAATATTTTTGTACGTTTCAGAGTCCTCGCCAAACAAGCTTTTCAGGTCTGTTGGCCTCTCTTTGTTTACAGTGTCGTCATCCATAATTTGACGCATGACGCTCTCATCA